CCGGTTCGAGGGTGTCACGCAGCGCAGCGTCATCATCGAGCATGCCGAGGGGCTCCTCAACTTGCTCCCGACCGTGCCGCTGGGCGGACCGGCGACCGTCGCCAACCGCGACACGCGCTCGATGCGCTCGTTCACCGTGCCTTGGATCCCGCACGATGACGTCATCACCCCGCAGGACATCCAGGGTGTGCGCGGCTTCGGCTTGGCGGATGCTGCGGATCCGCTCGCCGTGGTGATGGAGCGCAAGCTCACCCGCATGCGCGTCAAGCACGCGCAGACCCGCGAGTACATGGAAGTCAATGCGCTGCGCGGCATCGTCAAGGATGGCGCCGGGGTGACCCTCTACAATTACTTCACCGAGTTCGGCATCGCTCAGCTCTCGGTCGACTTCGTGCTGGGCACTGCCGGTACCAACGTCCAGGCCAAGGTACGCGAGGTGCTGCGCAAGACCGAGACCGAGTTGAAGGGCGAGACCATGACCGGGGCCGTCGCGGTAGTCAGCCCCGAGTTCTTCGACAAGCTGATCGGCCACGCCAAGGTCGAGGACGCCTACAAGTTCTACGCCTCGACGTCAGAGCCGCTGCGCAACGATGTGCGGCGCCGGTTCCCGTTCGCGGGCCTGGTGTTCGAGGAGTACAACGCCACGGTAACTCTCTCGACCGGCAATACCGAGACGCTGGTTCCGGCCGGCGAAGGCATCGCGTTCCCCTTGGGCACGATGGACACCTTCGTCACCTATGGCGCCCCGGCAAATCTGATCGAGACGGTCAACACAGTCGGCCTGCCGATCTACGCCCGCCAGCTCGCGCGGCCGGACGGCAGCGCCATCGAGGTCAAGACCGAGGCCTCGATCCTGCCGATCAACAAGCGGCCGCGGCTGGCGGTTCGCATCTTCTCGAGCAATTGAGGCTATCGATCCCAATTGAGTGCCGCGATCCGTGGATCGGCGGCGAAAGCACGGCGGCCGAATTCCACGCCGACCTTGGGAGATTCGCAGATCGCTCGCACCCCGGAGGCACCGAGGTGGATGCGCCAGGTCTGGCGCTCCACCGGCGCCGGCTTGGTGAAGACGCGACAAGTGAGAAGTGCGAAGTTCACGCCGCCGACTGGATCTCGCACCGACCCGTAGCGGACGATTTCGACGGCTGCGGCGCGAGCCTTGTCGGCGACATCCTGACAGTGGGAATAATCTGTGGGATCGGACCAGCGCTTCGTGTGCGCTGCAAAGGGCGGCTTGGTGAGATCGATGCCTTTGGCGGTTCGGTACGCTGCGGCAAAGGCGGTGTAGTCAGCAGGGTTGGTGGGCCACGGCGTGTCGGGCGACTCCGCAAAGAACAGGAGCCGGTAGAAAGCAATCTCGGCAATGGCTGTCTCGGGTGCCTCCGAGGCATAGAACACGCCCTCGGTCATTCCCGCGCGTCGGAACCGTGATCCCTTGGGATAGGCGGCATAGCGGAACGGCGTGAACAGGAGATAATCGAGGTGCCGGCACTCTGGTGGCACCATTGGCTTCGTAGCCTCGATCAGCTCCTCGAGCAGTCTTTGCTCGGACAGCGAATCGACCAATGTGAGCGTCGAAACCTGATGCTGAGCCCCGACCAAGCGCCAGCAGACGCCGCGCAGCGGGTGGGCGCTAGACGATAGCGCGGCGGGCGTCCAGGTAGCCGATGACATTCACGAGGCCGGGAATAGTTTGGATCAGCGACAGGGGGCGATCGTCGAGCGCGCGATTTGCGTTCTGCAGCCAGGTGCTTGCGACATTCTTGTCGCCGCCCACGATGGCATCCAGCGAACGGTAGAGACGAACGAACAAAACGGCGAGCTCGAATGGCTTCTGGTCGCGCTGGAGTTCGTATTCACCGGCACGCATGCGCGAAACGGTCGCTTCCGAGAGACCGATCACGTTCGCAAGCACGCGGTTCGTGATTCCGAGCTGCTCGGCCGCGCGCAGCACGGCCTTGGTCACGACCGCCGCCTCCGAAGGCGTGGCCGCCGCTTTCGACCTTGGGGTCGCCATGTGGTCCTCCCGTTTCTATAGCAATAATAACACTACAAAGTTTCCGAAGAAAGCCCTTCGTTTTGGTCGAACTGCCGCAGGGTACGACTCGTGTTCGCTCAGGCACTGAACGATCTCTTTACCGATCCCAACCTGGGGACCGACGCTATCTGGCGCGCTGGCGGCATCGACCCCGGAACTCCGGTCCGCGTCATCGTTCGTCGGCCGGACCGTATCGTCGAGTTTGGGGAAATCCGCGTTGCCGCCGCGACGATAGTGTTCGAACTCCGCACTGCCGAAGTCGCGATCTTGATGGAAGGCGATACACTCGAGTTCGGAGGTGCAGTCTACGTCGTCCAAGGCGAGCCGATGCGCGACGCCGCACGCCTCGTCTGGGCGGCGGAAGCTCGGCCGGCATGAGACTCGAGGCCGCGCTGACCGGGAGCCTCAAGGAGGCGATGGCGGCGGAGATCAAGGCGGCCGAACGGGCCGTCACCTCCGCCGTGAATGCGGCTGCACAGGGCCTCAAGACCGAGCTCCGCGCTCAGATTACCGGCGCGGGGCTCGGTCAACGTCTCGGCAACACCTGGCGCAGCGAAACTTTCCCCAAAGGCGGCACCAGCATCAGTGCCGCGGGCTTCGTCTGGTCTAAGGCACCGGGGATTGTTCGCATCTACGAGGAAGGGGCGACGATCCGTTCCACCAAGGGCCTGTTCCTTGCCGTACCGACGCCGGCCGCTGGGCGCTATGGCGACGGCGGCAAGAAGATCACGCCTGCCGGCTGGGAGCGCCGTACCGGAATCCGGCTCCGCTTCATTTATCGTCGCGGCACACCTTCCCTGCTCGTGGCCGACAACACCCGTCTGAGCAAGAGCGGGCGAGCTGCAGCCAATCTGGGTCGAAGGCAAGGCGCCGCGTTCGTGCGCACCACCGGCCGGACGACGGTGCCGATATTCATTCTGGTGCCCTTCGTGCGCTTTCGGAAACGTCTCGACGTCGCCGGGGCCGCCGGCAAATGGATCGCTGCACTGCCCGGCCTCGTGAGCAAGCACTGGCCGAACGAGCCGGCGCGTTCCGCACGATAGGCAACTCAAAGGCGCGCGATGCCAAGCCAGCGCGAGGCGATCCTCTCAGCGCTCTTCGAGACGCTGCGCACGAATCTCACCGCATCGGTCCGCCGCAACGAAGCGCTGCCGGAGAAGGTGCCGTCTGCCGGGCTCGTCAACTTGCGCGACGGCGAGCCGGGCGAACCTGAGATCCTGCTCTCGCCCCTGTCGTACCTCTGGCGCCACCGCGCGCCGCTCGAGGTCGTGATCAGCGGCGGGACCCAGGCCGAGCGCGACGCAGCGCTCGACACCCTCCTGATCACGATCGGCGCGACGCTCGAACCGGATCGCACGCTCGGCGGGCTCGTCGACTACCTCGAGATCGGCCCGCCCAGCTTCGAGATCGTGCCGATCGAGGGCGCGGCACCGGTCAAGGGCGCCGTCGTGCCCGTGATCCTGCACTACGAGACCCCTTCACCTCTTTCCTGACCTTTGGAGTGATCGATGGCGCTCGGCTTCGGTGCGAACGCAAAGTTCCTCGCCGCCTTCGAGGCTGCCTATGGCACGCCTCCGGCGGCGGATTATCGCCAGGTTCAGCTCGCGCGGTATGGCGTGAGCGCGCGGCAGAACCTGCTCGACAACGATCTCCTGGGCACCGGCCGCGATCCGTCCCCGCCGGTCCTGGGCGCCATCACCGTCGACGGTGAGATCGTCGTTCCGATGGACGCCCGGTCGACCGGGTTGTGGCTCAAGGGACTGCTCGGGCCGCCCACGACGGCCGGCGCCGGACCTTATACTCACACCTTTATATCTGGGGCCCAGGCGCTGCCGAGCCTCAGCATCCAGGCGATCAATCCCGATGTGCCGCTGTACCGGACCCACAGCGGGCTTCGCATCGACAGCGCCACGATCCGGCTCGAGCGCGAGAACCTCCCCTCGGTGAACCTTGCCTGCGTCGCCCAGGGCGAGACGGTGGACGGCGCCGTCCGCGATGCCAACCCAGACATATATACCCCACTGCGCTTCGGTCCCTTCCAGGGCGAAGTGAAGAAGGACGGCGCGTTGCTCGGCCGCGTGGTCTCGGCCGAGCTGGCCTATCGCAACGGGCTCGATCGCATCGAGACGATCCGCTCCGACGGCCTCATCGATGGCGTCGAACCAACCTTGGCGGCGTGCACCGGCTCGATCGTGTTGCGCTTCGACGGCACGGCCTTGTTCGATGCGGCCCGCAACGCGACGCCGCTCGAACTGACGATGGGCTATGTGCGCGACGCCAACACCAAGCTGCTGTTCACGGCGCACGAAGCCTATCTCTCGCGACCAGGTCTCGCGATCGAGGGACCGGCGGGTATCCAGGCGACCTTCGAGTTCCGCGGCGCGCGGAATGAACTTGCCGGCCGCATGCTGACGGCGGTGCTCACGAACGATGTGGAGAGCTATTGATGCTGCGACTGGATCTCAAACGCGAGCCCTTTTGGCTCGATCTCGATCATGGCGTGCGGCTCAAGGTGCGGCCGTGCACGACGGCGCTGATGATGGCGGCGCGTGCCGCGGCGGCAAAGGTCGACGTCGCAGAAGAGGAGAATGCGGTCGGCGTGCGCACCGCCGCGCTCCTCGAGGCGCTCGCTCGCTTCGCGGCAATCGAATGGGAGGGCGTCGGCGACGAAACCGGCAACGCCGCGCCGCTCACGCCCGAGGGCGTCGATGCCCTGCTCTCCCTCTGGCCGATCGCGGAAGCGTTCGAACGTCTCTTTCTCGCCCCTGCGCTGCTGCTGGACTCGGAAAAAAACGCCTGACGGCCCGTTGCCGCTGGCACTTCGGCGGCGGGCCGGAATACTGCGCGGCTTGTCCCAGCGCGTGCGATGCTTGTCCCGACCAGGTGAATCGGCCTGTGTCGCTCGAAGGCTGGCAGGCCTGGGATGTGGCGTTGAAGACGGCGAGCCAGCTGCGCGCTATCCCCGGTGCGGCCCTCGGGCTCGATCTCGCCGCATGTCTCCGGATCGGGGATGCGCTGGGCTACGACCCCGTGGCGCTGGCCGAGCTGATGCCGGCCGCGGAAGCCGGTGTGATCGAAGGCCTCAATCGACGGCTGACGCAGTCGCTGCCCCAATTGCAACCCTGACCCTTCGCCACCATGGCCGAACGCAACTTCTCGATCCGGCTCGCCGTCGTCGACGGCGGGAAGGTGAAGGCCGAGTTGCGCGACGTGGGCGAGAGCGGCGAGCAGTCCCTGAAGCGGGTGGAAGCGGCGGCGCGCCCGGCGTCGCGCGGGCTCGAAGCGGTGAATGCCGCGGCCGGCGATCTCCGCGGCCAGCTCGAGGGCGTCACGGCGCGGCTCGGTCCGCTGGGCACGGCGCTCGGTCGGCTCGGCCCCGCGGGATTGGCGGCGGGCGCCGCCATCGGCGGCTTGGGGACCGTGCTGATCAAGGGGATGCGCGAAGCCGAAGGGGCGGAGCGGTCCTTGCGGCGTCTCGAAGCGGTGCTGCGGGCCACGGGATATTCGGCGGGATTGACGCAGTCGGAAATCGCGGCGTTCGCCGATCGCATGGAAAAATCCATGCTGGTGTCCGCCGAGACGGCGCAGGACGCGGCCGCGATCCTCGCGACCTTTCGGTCGGTCTCAGGAGAGACGCTGACGCGGGCGTTGAAGCTGGCACAGGATCTCTCGGCGGTGTTCGGCCAGGACCTCAAAGCCTCCGCCCTGCAGCTCGGCAAGGCGCTCGAGGAGCCGGTCGAGGGAATCTCGGCCTTGCGCCGGGTCGGCGTGAGCTTCACGGCGAGCC